GAGTATGGTAACTCATTCTTAGGTACAGGAAACACTTTAATCAACTCAGATACCTTGTTAGGTATGATGGCATATGACCCTGAATGGAACAGGGACGGTGTAAACATATATAAGAAACCAATAGAAGGGCATGATTACATCTGTACAGTGGATGTTGCAAAAGGAAGAGGTATGGACTATTCTACTTTCACTGTTTTCGATGTATCTACGCAACCGTTTGAACAGGTTGCAACATATAGGGATTCTATGATAAGTCCCTTGCTGTTTCCTGATATTATAAATAAGTATGTAAGAAATTATAATGAAGCATTGGTTATAATAGAAAACAATGCAGAGGGTGGAATGGTTGCAACTCAGTTACACTATGACATCGAATATCCGAATGTTTTTACCCAAGGACAACTGAAAGCAGAAGATATCGGTGTAACGGTTAACAAAAAGATAAAACGAGTTGGTTGTTCCACATTAAAGGAATTATTAGAAGAAAATAGGTTAAAAGTTGTAGATCGTGCAACGATCACTGAATTGATGACCTTTGTTACGAAAGGAAACTCTTTCGAAGCTGACAGAGGTTACCATGATGATATGGTTATGAATCTTGTGTTATTCGGTTGGTTCATCACTACCGAATTCTTTTATCACCTTACTGATAAACAGGTCAAAGACTTGTTATATGCAGAACAACAAAAGATGATAGAGGATGATGTACTTCCAGCAGGAGTATTCGGAGAGTCAAAACCCGAGGAAATTACCTTTGTCGATGACGAGGGTGACCGTTGGTACAGTAAAGATATGGAAAATGAGATGAAATGGTAGTTCTTTAGAAACTATAAAGTTATAAATAAAACAGTAAACAACTTTTTACATTAACAGGAGAAAAATATGGCATTTCAAGTATCACCAGGCGTACAAGTCAAAGAAGTTGACTTGACAAATGTTGTGCCTGCAGTATCTTCTACTATTGGAGGATTTGCTGGGGCATTTAGATGGGGCCCTGTTGATGAAGTAGTATCAGTTTCAGATAGCAAAGGTTTGGTAGACCACTTCTTTACACCAGCTAACACAGACGCAGGTGCAGAGGATTTCTATTCAGCAGAGGCTTTCTTAAGATATGGTTCATCATTAAAAGTTGTTCGTGTTGCAAGTTCAACTGCTTATAACGCAAACGCTGGAGGAGACTCCGACGCTTCTATCAAGAACCTTGATGCATATCAATCAGGATTCGAAGATGGTGGTGCAGCGGGAACCGTTGGGACATGGACTGCAAAATACCCAGGCGCAATCGGAAATTCACTGAAAGTTTCAGTATGTGCATCACCTGATGCATATTACAACGATAATGTGACTACAACTTCTGCATTAGAAGCTGCTGGTCAAACAGTTATTAGTGTTACTGCTGAAACAGGATTTGGAGTCAGAGATATCGTCAGGTTTGGTAGTGCAACTCAAGAATATAGAGTTACTGCTACTGCAACAGGAACAATAACCGTAGAAGCCCTTAACCAACCAGCTGGAACTGGTCTCGTAGCAGAAGTTGCATCGGGAACTCAAGTTCACAGATATTGGGAGTTTTATAATCAATTTGATAAAGCTCCAGGCACATCTGCATCTGCAACTGCAGCTTCAGGTAGTGCAGACGAAATTCATGTCGTAGTTGTAGACGAAGACGGAGTTATCTCAGGTAAACAACACGAAGTTCTAGAAACTTACGGATTTGTTTCATGTGCATCAGACAGTAAAGATGCATCAGGGTCTTCAAACTACTACAAGACTAAAATCAATAATCAATCAGATTGGATATGGTGGACTGGTCACAGTACATCTACTCACCCAGCTGCAAACAGTGTTCATACACATGCATTATCAGGTTCTACTGCATTCGGTAGACCTTCTTCACCAATCAACTCATCTCTAGCAGATGGAGCTGACGGTGCTGATGTAACACCAGCAGTTAAATATGGTGGGTATGTTGACTACTTCGGAGACGCGGAAACTCAAGACATCAGTTTCTTAATCGTAGGTTCAACAAGAACTTCAAACGGAGACCTTTTAACAGATCATAACACAATCGTAAATCAATTAATCCAAGTCGCAGAAAACCGTAAAGACTGTATGGTAATAGCTTCACCTAGAAGAGCATCAGTCGTTAATGTTGCATCTGAGTCAACTCAAAGTACAAATGTGGTAGCAGATTATGCATCAGTTACTTCAAGTTCTTATGCAGTTCTAGATTCAGGCTGGGTATACCAGTACGACAGATACAACGACAGATATTGTTGGGTGCCTGGCTCAGGACATACAGCAGGAATTATGGCAAGGGCAGACCTTCTTAGAGACCCATGGTATTCACCAGCTGGTTTCTCAAGAGGACAATACTTAGGGATTACAAAACTTGCATTTAACCCATCGCAATCATCAAGAGATGATCTATATCAAGCAAGAATTAACCCTATAGTTACATTCCCAGGCCAAGGAACAGTTCTTTTCGGAGATAAAACTGCACTAAGTACACCATCTGCATTCGATAGAATCAATGTCAGAAGGTTGTTCATAGTCTTAGAGAAAGCAATTGCAACTGCAGCTAAATCACAACTCTTTGAATTCAACGATGCATTCACTAGAGCACAATTTAGAGCAGCTGTAGAACCTTTCTTGAGAGATGTCAAGAACAGAAGGGGTCTAACAGACTTCACAGTATTATGTGATGAAACAAACAACACAGATACAGTTATAGATAGAAACGAATTTGTATGTTCTATCTTTGTGAAACCTGCTAGAAGTATTAACTTTATCACTCTTAACTTCGTGGCTGCAAGGTCAGGGGTTGAGTTTGAAGAAATCTACGGAGCAGTTTAAGGAGTAAAGAATGGCAACAATAGACGAATTTAAAGCACAACTGATTGGTGGTGGCCCAAGACCTAACCGATTCAGAGTCTTCATTCCTAGAAGTGGAAATAGGATTGAGTTCCTATGTAAAGCTGCTGCAATACCTGCTGCTACCCTAGGTGAGATTATCGTTCCTTTTAGAGGACACAATCTTAAACTTGCTGGAGACAGAACATTTGAAGATTGGTCAGTGACCATCATTAACGATGCTGAGTTTTCTGCAAGGTCAGGCTTAGAAGCATGGCAACAAGATATACAAGAACTAGACTCAGGTGTAGGTATGGCATCAAATGACTACCTATTGTCTAGAGCTTTTGTCGAACAGTTAGGAAAAGACGACGCAGTCCTTGCGAGATATGAATTCTTCAACATGTTCCCGAAAAACATTGCTCAGATCGAATTAAGTTACGAAACTGTAGATGCATTGGAGGAATACACTGTTGATTTCACATATTCTCACTGGGAAAGAGTCAAGTAATAATAGTGAATTAGTCCTCGAAAGAGGGGTATAAATAATATTATGGAATTATTCGGGTTTGAAATAACTCGTAAGAAAGACGAGTTACGAGCAACGGAGGTTAAGAATGCTAAGTCATTCGTGCCTCCTGTTGACGATGATGGCACTCCTGTTATACAACAACAGGCGGGTTACATATCAGGGGGCGCATATGGTGCCTATGTTGATATGGAAGGTGGTATCAAGAATGAGGCAGAACTCATTCGAAGATATCGAGAGACATCATTAGTACCCGAATGTGATTCGGCAATAGAAGATATTGTTAATGAGTGTATCACATCTGATATAACAGATAGGATTGTTGCACTCGATCTCCGAGATGTCAAGCTCTCGGATAGCATCAAGAACAAGATGCAAGACGAGTTTGCACACATCTTATCAATAATGAAGTTCAATCAGAACTCTCATGAAATTTTCAGAAAGTGGTATGTTGATGGAAGAATTTACTTCCATAAGGTCGTTGACAGCAAAAGACCTAAGTTAGGTGTTGTAGACTTAAGGAACATTGACCCACTTAA